CGGGAGATAGTTTTATTTTCATCTCTACAATTCAAGGTCTTTCTTCGTCTAATCCGTCGCCATATGGATTTGCATGTGGCATTAGCGTGAACCCGATCGGAACAGGCTCCAATAGTAATGGAGATTGTCTTCAAGGACAAGGACAAAAACAAGGATGGATGCACCACAGCCTAACAAACGAACAAGCATCTAGCAACACAGGAAGAAAACATGAGTATGAGAGTAACATTTTTTCTGATGGATCGACGAATGTCGCAAACCTACTTACTTCAAGTATTGCAACATACATGATAAATTTTGGAAACACAAATGGTAAAACCGCCGTCGCTTTTAATAACATAGATAACGCTACCAACAAAAATATGCAAACTCTCAATAACACAACTAGTTCATTTTTTCTACAAATTGGCTTTGGTGCAAGAGTAAGCTCCACATCTGCTCTAGCAGGTGCAGAACATAAACAAAAAATAAAATTTAAAGTAATAAGGCTGAGTACAACATGAAAGCTGTTTCTGAAAAAGAAGAATGTATTGAAGGTTGGGATGATTTTGAGATCGATGGGACAAAATTGTCCATTCACATTTCTCGTGATGAGGTGGCTGCACTGCTGTCGGCTTATGACCCAGATGACTTTAATTCACCAGATGTCGCTACCTGTAGAGCCCTGGCTCGTCTAATCTTGGACGCTCTTAACTCCTAGAGCCAAGTATCGTGCTTTTACTTGAACAACATACTATTTAATTTGAAAAACCATTATTATAGGAGTTTTTGTTTATGTCCTCACTATTAGAGCAAGCAATCGTAGACGCCAAGGCGTTGAAAGAAGCCGCATTGAAAAACGCGGAAGCAACAATTATCGACAAGTATTCAGAAGAAGTCAAGTCAACCCTCAACCAGCTATTAGAGCAGGATGAACTTGCAGATCTTATGGGTGGAGAAGACGCACCCTCTCCTGATGCTGAAGACACAATGGACGAGGAAGTCGAGAAAGACGAAATTGCCGAAGGTGTTCCAGACTCATTCACAGAAGACGTTGCTGAGCTAGGTGGCGTAAACGAAGGCGACGAAGCGACCGTCACCGTAGACTTTGCAGAGCTTGCTGAAGCTCTCAAGGAACTTCGTGAAAACAACGAAAATGACACTCTTGAAGAAGCTGACGAAGAGACCCTTGAAGAAGCTGCCGAAGAGCCAGTAGACGAAGAGATTGAGCTTGGCGAAGACTCCATCATGGAGATGGTTGCCTCTATGCTTGGCTCTGCTGCCGAAGAAGAGGCTGACGCTGTTCAGATGCAAACGGCTGGTCTTGAGGAAGCAGACGTAGAAGGAAGAATAGACTGGGATGGCTTCCGACACGCCCTCAAGGGTGGCTCCGGTGGAGCTTGGATGAGAGAAAACCTACCCACCCTTGATCGTGATGTAATGATGGAACTTAGAGATATGATTGCTCGCGGTGCCGATAATGACGCACTACAAAGCACTTATGAGGAGTCCTCATTAGATGAAGGAGAAGATCTTTACGAAGAGCTTTCCGATGGTCTCCTCGATGCAATTATGGAAAAACTTACCGTAGACATGGGTGCCGAATTGGCAGGCTGGGCTGGAAGATCCGCAGAAGATACCAAGTATCAGATGGAAAAGGAACTCGCCCACCGTCGTAGCACCGACATGGAAGAAGAACTAGAAGCTCTTAAGCAAGCCCAAGAGGCACTAGTCTTCGAGAACAAGAAACTTAAAAAGAATTTGGCTAACTACCAAGAAGTAGTTAGTTCACTTAAGGAGAGTGTGCAGGATGTAAATCTTAGTAATGCACGACTCCTTTACACCAACCGCACGCTAGGAAATACCTCCCTGAATGAGCGACAAAAACAAAGAATTGTCGAAGCGATTTCTAAGGCTGCTTCGGTTGAGGAAGCAAAGACAATCCACGAGACACTTCAAAGCACAGTGTCGTCCACTCCCACGAGAGGACCACAATCACTAAGCGAAGCTATCAACCGTCCAACTTCCGTTATCCGTGCATCTCGTAAGGATCAGCCAAAGGCTGATCCGTTTACTACGAGAATGCGTAAACTAGCAGGTATCAATTAAATCAAATTTAAGGAGGATTTATAATTATGTCTAGTATCGTAGAAAGACTCACCGAGGGTGTAGTCAACCGTGACATGCGTGCAGAGTCCCACGCTCTTCTATCTAAGTGGAAGAAAACTGGTCTTCTAGAGGGCATCGAGACTGAGCGCAAGCAAAACTCTATGGCTCGCCTACTTGAGAACCAAGCCAAGGAGCTACTCCGTGAGAGCACCTCTATGGCTTCTGGTGATGTCGAGGGCTTCGCTGCCGTCGCATTCCCAATTGTTCGCCGCGTCTTCGCTGGTCTCATCGCCAACGACCTCGTCAGCGTTCAGCCCATGAGCCTCCCTTCTGGTCTCATCTTCTTCCTCGACTTTACCTTCTCTGGTAACATCGGCGATGGTGGTACCATAGCAGGTCGCACAGGTAACACTGCTGGCAAGTCCATCTACGGCACCGATAAGGTCGGTTCACAAATCACTGGTGGTGTTGACCTCGTTGGCAGCCTTGGTGGCGACCTTTCTGGTCCAAGAACCTCTGCTCGTGGTTACGCTTACGCTAGCCCAACTTCTTCCGTCGCTGTGACAGCTTCTTCTTTGAGCTTCACATCTTTCGGTCTCTCTGGTGCAAGCGATGCTCAGCTTAAGAGCCTCGTTTACGATCCTGACGTTCTAGCTCTCACCTCTTCTGGTGCTGCACGTTGGGTTATCCGCGTTGACGCGATGCAGTCTAAACTAGACACCGATCTAGATTACAACAACCTATCTGCTGTTACAGCTTCAATCTCTGATCTTAACAGTTGCCTTGGCATCACAGTCTCCGCTACTGACACTCAGCAGATTCGTAGATTGACTCAGATCACGGGTGCTACCGATGGCAACCTACAGTTCTACTTCGTAACTTCAGTTAACGCTACCCCAACTGCTGGTGCTCCCGCCCTAGCTGGTGGTGCAACTGTAAACCTAGGCTTTGAGCAGCCAATCGTAGATAGATTCCAGGCTGGTGCTAACACTGACCTAGGTGCTGTTCGCGGTGGTGTTGAGTGGGGTCTCGAAGGCTCTGCTAACATTCCTGAGATCGACATCAAGGTTGATTCAATCGCAGTTACCGCTCAGACCAAGAAGCTTAAGGCTAAGTGGACCCCAGAGCTAGGTCAGGATCTAAACGCCTACCACAACCTAGACGCTGAAGTCGAGCTTACCTCACTTCTCTCTGAGCAGATTGCTCTTGAGATTGACCGCGAGATCCTTGCTGACCTCGTAAACGGTGCCACTGCTGGCACTCGCTACTGGTCACGCGCTCCGGGTCTATTCGTTGACTCTAACGGCAATGAAATCGGTGCTTCCGCTAAGGCTCCCGACTTCACCGGCACCGTCAGCGAGTGGTACGAGACTCTCGTCGAGACAGTAAACGATGTCTCTGCACAGATTCACCGCAAGACTCTCCGTGGTGGTGCTAACTTCGTCGTCTGCGGACCTGAGGTTGCTAACATCCTTGAGTTCACCGCTGGCTTCCGTGCAAGCGTCACTCACGACGACGAGAAGGGCTCCATCGGCGCACTCCGTGTCGGCTCACTAAGCAAGAAGTTTGATGTCATCGTTGACCCCTACTTCCTACGCAACGTGATCCTCATCGGTCGTCGCGGCGGCAGCTTCCTTGAGAGCGGCTATGTCTACGCACCTTACGTGCCACTACAGACTACTCCCACAATCTTCGGACCGGAAGACTTCGTTCCACGTAAGGGTGTCATGACCCGCTACGCTAAGAAGATGGTCCGTCCAGATATGTACGGTCTAGTTGTAGTTCGTGGTCTCCTAGGTGAGTCTGGCGCTTGATAGCAGTCTGACCTAAAACTTAAGCCCCCCTACTTCGGTAGGGGGGCTTTTGCTTTGCCGCAAACTATTTAATTTTGAACTATTCTTTAGGAGGAATTTAACATGGCTGTATCACCAAACAAGGCAAGACTTAGAAAACTAATGGGAGAGACAAACACACCCCGACGTGTAAAAGTTGTCAGTGTTAGCACAGACACCGAGCTATCTGCTGACCAATCTGGTTCTATTATTTTTCTTGGAGGAGGAAGTGCAAGAACTTTGACTTTGCCTGCTATAAGCGCAGGATTAACTTACGAAGTTTACATAACAACGGAGCACCAACACATTATCGCCGCGCAAACTGCTGTGTTACAGGGCAATTACCGACACAACTCTGCAACCACCACAATGACTCGCGTCGCCATTGTGAACAAAAAAACTCTAACTTTGCACTCTTCAGGAAGAGCCATTGGAGATAGGCTTCAATTCTGGTGTGATGGAACAAACTGGTATGTTGACGGAATTGTAAACAACGCGCTTACACTAGGCACTTGATTTATAATAGTTAATTGTTCAAAAGCCCCTTTGATGTTTTTCATCAAAGGGGCTTTGTTATAGTAATCACTATTTACTACGAACAGGAGGCTCTATGAATGCCCACAAACTTACAACCCCTTTCCCAAACAAGTGCGATAATTCTATCGCAGACCGGAACCATCGGTGATGTAGCAGCCGCAGTCCCTTTCGGCGTCTACAACGGCTCAGAATATTTCTTAAGCGGAGCAGCAAAGCAAGTAGACTTTGTTTATAAAAGATTGGGTGGCGATGTTGTAGACATTGAGTTAACAGACTCAAATGTTTATGCCGCTTACGAAGAGGCGGTTTTAGAATACTCTTACATCCTTAACATTCATCAAGGGAAAAACATTCTTCCTGATGCCCTTGGAAAGATAACAGGCACGTTTGATCATAAGGGCGATTCTCTTTCTGGTCCGTCTGGCACCAACTTGCAATACACCAAGGTTACTCTGTCTTACGCCAATAAGGTTGGGGACGCCGTAGCTACCATGGCTGGATTTGGCGGAACAACACCAATTTATTCTGCTTCTTTTACTACAGTCAGGAGTCAGCAAGATTACGACCTCCAATCCATTATTTCCGGTGCATCTGCCACTGGCGTTGACGACAAGGGCAATGCAGTGCCTTATGCTGGAAAAGTCGGAGACTCTAGAGTCATAATCGATAAGGTTTTTTATCGCTCCCCAATCGCCATGTGGCGCTTTTACGGCTACTATGGCGGCATGGGCGTGGTAGGGAATTATTCCACTTATGGTCAGTATGCTGACGATTCTACATTTGAGATTGTTCCAACATGGCAGAACAAATTACAGGCTATTATGTATGAAGACTCCCTTTACACTAGAACTTCACACTATTCTTATGAAATCTTTGATAACAAGTTAAGGCTTTACCCGACCCCTCGCGGAGAGGACAACTTTGCTGGATACTTGAACCGCATCTGGGTTCGCTTCCGCATTGTCGATAACTCTTGGGGCGAGAATGGAGATGTAAACACAGGTGTCGAAGGCGTCAACAACATTAACACACTCCCATTTGATAACATTCCTTACGAAAACATCAACTCCATGGGTAAGCAGTGGATTCGCAACTATGCTTTGGCACTATGCAAAGAAATGTTAGGACAGATTCGCGGCAAGTTCCAGACTGTTCCAATCCCTGGTGAGTCTGTTACCCTTAATTACTCTGCGCTTCTATCCGAGGCACAAAAAGAAAAAGACGATCTTCGACAGAAGTTGACAGACATGTTGAAGGAAATCGAATACACAGAGCTTTCCAAAAAAGAACAAGAGAAGGTCACGGCAGCAGAAGAAACTCTTCGTCGCTCTCCGCTACCCATCTTCGTAGGATAATTAAATGTCAGATAACGAATGGTCCAGACCAGCAGCCCCACCTCCTCCATTATTTCTTGGAGAAAAAGAGCGCAATCTTGTCAAGCAAGTCAATGATGAACTTGTAGAGAAGGTCATTGGACAACAGATTCTTTATTACCCTATTGACATGGAAGCCACGAACTTTCATGAACTATACGGCGAAGCTGTAGAAAAAACTTACCTTCCCCCAATAAGAGTTTATGCTCTTGTAAAATTTGATGAAGAGGGGTCATCATATCTCGACTCTGTTGGAATTGATGGGATGTCACAGATAACAGTCCATTTCCATAGAAGAAGGTTGACAGAAGATCAAGATCTTTTTGTTCGCGAAGGCGACTTTGTTCTCTATGGTGAGAGATACTACGAGATTGTAAAGACCTCATCCTCTAGAAAACTTTTTGGTCAAGTAAACCAAACATTTGAAATCTCTGCTACATGCAAGAGAGCACGCAAGGGACTATTCGATGCTACCTGATAACTTTGATTTTGCACAGCTACCTGATGACAGGAAAGACTTTACTCTTGAAGAGATAGGCATGTTGGGTTCTCGCATAGAGGACATTGATTATGCGATGATGTCTTGGATCAAAGAGGATCTAGACCTAACGACGATAACAAATGAAGGTCACAAACGAGTGCCAGTTCTGTGGCAAACACCAGAACGCGCGTTTCAGATTAAAAATAATCATGACTTAAGGCATCCAGTAGATGATGGTGGGGGAGTCATAACTCTCCCTGTCGTGACAGTAGAGAGAACAGCAATAACAAAAGATCCATCAAGAAAGGGTGGTTATCAAGCTCAAATTTTCTCTAATAAGCGCAATGGTCGCACTGGCAGAATGACAATCGCCAAAAGAATCAAGCAAGATAAGACACGTAACTTTGCGGTAGTTGGTAACACTCGCACAAACACATCAGGAGATAGGCAGAAATACTTTCCTAGAGTAAACAAAAAGGTTGTTATCGAAACGCTATCCATCCCTATTCCAATTTATGTCAACCTCGACTACAAGATAATAGTTAAAACAGAATACCAACAGCAGATGAATGATCTTACGCAACCATTCATGACAAGGACAGGTCAAATAAACTCCTTCGTAATGCGTCGAAACGGACACCTCTACGAAGCTTTCATCGACCAGGGATTTAGCCAAAGCAACAACGTAGCTAACCTTGGAGAGGATGAAAGGCAGTTTACTAGCGAGGTAAACATTAAGGTTCTAGGTTATCTAATCGGCGAAGGAAACAGCGATGACAGACCTATTGTTACGAAAGAAGAAAGCATAGTAGAGGTGACTTTTCCAAGAGAAACCGTCGTCCCTGCGGGCAACGATAACTTTTTAATAGACTAAGCACATCCTGAAGTCTCTTTGGAACTAGTGCTACTATTTACATTATGATTGAAGGTGCTATGTAGCACTATTTTTACAAAAGAGAGGTTCTTAGAATGTCAGTTAAAAGCTTTAAGTTTGTGTCTCCCGGCGTGTTTATCAACGAGATTGATAACTCTTTCCGCCCACGTAGACCAGACGCAATCGGTCCAGTAGTGGTGGGTAGATCTACCAAGGGACCAGCAATGCAACCAATTAAGGTTGAATCATACTCAGAGTTTGTCAATGTTTTTGGCGACACAGTCCCCGGAAATGCAGGTGGAGATGTCTACAGAGATGGTAATTTCCAGACACCAATGTACGGAACCTACTCTGCTAAGGCTTTCTTAAACGCAAATGTTGCTCCTCTTACTTATGTCCGCCTACTAGGGCAGCAAGACACAAACGCCACCACCGCAGGACAGGCAGGCTGGCAAACAGAAAAGAATCCCGCCTTAACGCTTGCAGAAAACGGCGGCGCATTTGGTTTGTGGCTATTTGAGAGTGCCTCAATGGGCAACTTGCAAACAGGCTCTTTGGGCGCCATCTGGTATGTTGATGCAAGTGCATCCATCCTTCTAACTGGTTCAATGCCCGAAGGTTCTACCCCAACTGGCTCCATTGGAACATTCATAAAGCCAAACAATTCCAACAACTTCATGATAGAGATAACGAACTCCGCAGGAACTTCAGAGAAGATTGAGTTCAATTTCACCGCTGGTGGTGATAGGTTCGTCCGCAATGTTTTCAACACAAGCCCACAGCTTGGCAACGAAGGCGCATCTTCTTTCTACGCATCTGGAACTGTCAACTACTGGCTGGGTGAAACATTCGAGCAAGAAATCAATGATGCCGGCTTGACTGGCGCGAATGTGTTTGGAATTGTCTTACCAATCGCACAGAGCACCGCCATTTCTGCTGGTCCTCATAAAAACAAAGTCGAGCTACAAGAAGCCAAGACTGGCTGGATTATTGGTCAAGATTTGGGCACCTCTGGTGATTACAATGCGTTTGCTGCTCAAAAGCTATTCCGCTTGATTGGTCGTAAGCACGGCGAATGGATGAACAAGAACGTCAAGGTTTCCATAGAAAATGTTAAACCATCCACTACGAACACTTCTGAATATGGAAGCTTCTCGGTTGTCTTGAGGTCCCTGAAGGACACAGACAGCAGAATCTCAGTTATAGA